ATCAAAAACACTGCTGGTTATAAGCGAAGTACTAGAAGCACTCCCGGCTAAATTAACCGCCATTTTTATGGCCAGCGCAACACCTATAACACCAACAGTCAACCAATTTAACACAGTTACAGTGCCAGAGGACCAAATAGCATTATCCCACAAATTTACATCCCACATGGCGCCAGACGGTGTTAATATAGTGACTGATGCAGTAAGCGATACATCTCCAAAATCAACGTCTACGCCTATTGACGGAGTAATTGAACCATCTGCGACCAACATAGGCCGCAACATACTCATATATTTATTTCTACCTGGATCATCAAAATAATTAAATGCACACTTTAAAGTTCCAGGTATAGCTGTAATTAGATCAGTAGAGCCTGCATATGCTAGATTAACATTACCATCGTTGTCACCGAAATATAGACTATCGTTAAAAATTTCAAAACAGTTAGCCCCCCATCCTGTAATTCTAAACCATCCCCCCGTTATACTATTCATAACAAATTGGTTTTGAGACGCTAACTCCTGCACTGGAACATTCATTACCAATAAACTTTGTTGGGGAAATGATATAGCCTGCCAACCAAATAAATCTTTGCCTATCTGTGCAGCACTAAGCATAGCATTTTGTATTCTATTTGTAAGTGCTACGCTTCTAACTCCTGAAGGATCAAACGGTAAAGATTTAGATATGGGTATTAACCCCTCTAATGTTATAATTACTAAATCTGATCCATATGGCAATAAACACCTTCTAGAAAGTGGTTTAGGTCCATTAAATACACCAACAAGCGCCCAGGCGTTAGCATTAGCGGGGTCAGTACCTTTATATACTATTAATTGTCCTTCACTCGATATAAATACAGCTAAATCGTCTGGACCGTTCCCACCATCTACTGTCCAAGTTCCCATGGCAGTTAAAGAACCGCCTTTAGACATAAACGCACCTAGATCAAATACGTTTGCTGTTCCCTGAATCGCATCAGTAGCTAAGTACCAAGCTCTTGTACTATTAGCTTCTATAAACCACACCCTTCTTTTATGTATATTTATATTTATTAGTGTAGAAGCAGTTACGCCTGTGATAGCTGGGTTGCTCCAAACAGTACCATTATACAGTAGTGGAGTATTTGCACCATTTACTGCGTATAAATAATTAGCACCCCCGGCAGGTGTAAAATTAGTGTGTTGAAACCTGGCGCTATTTAAACTAGAAACTTCTACAGTGGCTATCCCGTTAGAACTTACATCCCAAATTGTTGTATCCGATGCAGCAAATAATTGTTGTGATGCCCCGGATGGTCTATAGGTCATTAAAGTTTCAACAGACGATCCTATAGCTTGAACCCAAGCGTTATATCCGCCGCGAATTTCACACCAACCAGGGCGAGGAACAAAATTATCTAAAACTACGGCGTATTTGGGCTCCATATTGGACAATGGAGAAATGGCATCCCATCCACCAACAGGTGCACCGATAAGTTTAGATTCAACGTCGTGAGCGAAATATGGTAATTTCCCAGCCAGCAATTCAGAATGATTTTTATTGACATATCGTTGAATTATTGACATTATATATCTTCCAATGCATCGTAATCTCTAGCAAATATTTTATATTCCTTCACAAAATTATCTGCTTCAATTTCAGTTTTAAAAGTTCCTAAATATATACTAGTAACGCCACTTTTTGTATCTGCTTTAATTCTTCTTATTATAACCCAACCTTTTGCTTGTTTTCTATATGATTTAGATACCCCAATGTTATCACCATATTTTTTATTAGTATGCTCCTCTATAGTTAATTCATCTAAGTTATCCGGTCTATTGTTTAAAGGATTTCCATCTTTATGATCAATGTGGTGTTTATCTTTAGGCCATTTTTTATGTGTTAAAAACCAAACTAAATGGGATAATGATATCACCGATCTTTTAGCTTTATACGCTATTTCAACATGAACTTTATAATAAAGTCCTTTGCCTTCAACCAGCCCTTTTTCTATATTCACTTGAAATGTCTTTAATATATATTCTTTAAATTCTTCTGAATTTTTAGCCTCAGCGCCTTTTACTCTTTTAGACGGCATTTATTGCCCCATGCTGGTATCTGTGCCAGATGGATAGTACCCGTCTTGAACATTACTTGGACTAATTAATACACTCTGCGGCTGAGATGATAAACTTAATGTTGGCGCGCCGCCATCCCGAGCCATTAATCTCTCAACGTAGTCATCATATTCTTTTCTTTTACTTAGCCAATTAAACCCTTTTTGCTCCCAAAATCGCCACTTTATACCCATTATAATGGCACGATCATCTAATAGCGGAATATCGGTATCAGTAGCCCACAAAAATGCAAAACTCGTAGTAGAGCCTGCTACCCTGACTCTATTTTGAGATTGATATTCAAAAACTATTTGCAGTGGATCAGTAATTTCAGCAGGCGGTGGCCAAATTCTATAATTATTCGGGAATGGGCCTACTTGCCTGAAATATCTACGAGGACCAGTCGCTACTATACCAGATAAATGCCATTGGTCTATTTGTGGTGACAGTGGCCCAAGTAAACTCCACCTATTTGTTCTATCCCACCAAGTCTGATTAATAAAATGATCAAAATCGCTAGGCTCGGGATACATATCTTGAGAAAAAATCAAGTCTGCGCCGATTTCAGTGCCGGTAATCTCCATAGTTAAAGTAACTTGAGTTGCGCTATCCACAGATAATATCCTAGCGCCTACAGGTACATTATCGCCACTTACTGAAAAATAATTAGCAGATAGTGTTGCAGTGCTTGGAATACCAGTTATAATGGGGCTATTATCAGTTGTATTCCCAGTAGTTTCTAAAGGAGGGTTAACTGCTAAATTATATTCAAACGTTAAAGCAGTCCAGTCGTGTTTTTTACCTAATTCTTCTATTTCTGATTGTGCAAACCCCAACAACTGAACAGCATTGGGATCAGTACTGCTAATAACAGCAGTAGTGATCTGAAGCCCAAATTCCCGTTGCACAGCGTTTATGATATTTAATAAAGTTCTGTTTTGACCTGGCATACCAATACCATATATTTAAGTCAAAGAGACTAAAATTAATTAGTATTCGCACTTCCGAGTACAGCCCAAGTACTCACTGTAAGCGGATAACTAATAAGAGTTCTACCTCTTTCTACACTCAATCCAGTTGTACCCGCTATAGATACTAAGCTACCAAAAAAAGTAACAACACTACCTAAATCATTATTAGCTGCAAACACACTAATAATTGCAGCACTAAGATTTACAACTCTATATTCACTACCCAGCTGCCCGCCACCTGCCGGGCCTTCACCGCCTATTTTAGGAAGCTTTACGGCGCTAGTTCCAGTATTAACGATAGTAGTAAACTGAGTACCTGGAATCTGTGCCGCACTTCCAACAACTGTACCCACGGCTGTAAATAACGTAGGCGTATCACCAAGTAGATCAGCCATAAATGGCTGCATCCCTAGGCCCATTAAATCAGTTTTCTTTGTCATTTAAACATTCCTTTTTAGCTAAATCCATTAAATGTGCTAATAAACCACCGCCGTGTACTGTAATTTGCATTCTATCCGCGTAAATTCGCAACATTTTTTGAAAATCAAACAACTGTCCTAAGTGGTATCCAGCTACGTAAAACTTTTTGCCTTCAGGCCCCCCTAGCCTAATCTCCGTAATATTGCCTATTGTTTCTTTTTCAGGGTCAGTAAATTCATACGCATGGTGTTTAAAATTTTCATCAAGACAAGTATCGAAGCCAAAAAGGTGTAAATTATTAAAGCCCATACCAAGTGCAAGGCAAATGGCTCTAGTTCCAACTGTACAGCCTCCACCGATAACTGCTCTATTGCCAAATTCAGAAATGTCAAAATTATTACCCCCTGCATGCCAAATACAAGAGGTATATTTTTCTAAATGTTTAAATATACTTGGATGACATTGTGAGGCTAATAAATAAATAGTTGCACTACACGGTTTTTGCAAATAATTAATCATTATCTCATCTGGATCACACACTACGCATATATTGGGGTATATTTTATTTTCAATTAAATAATCATGTGATGAGCCACAAGCTACAATCTGTCTATAGGGCCCGAAGACTGTTAATTTATTATATTGCTTTAATTCTTTAATAGTTAATTTAAGAGATGGGCCACCTCCAACTATTGCAATTGGTACGCTCTCTCTCCAAAAGCCACTATTTGTAACTTCAAAATAATTATGTTTAACATTTTCCTTTATATTTGCAATAATTTCATCCGTAGATTTAGCAGTAGTAACGTTGCACTCATCTATTTTAATCATTAATCTGGTCTTCTACTTGTGCAACTGGTTTCCTACCCCTACGCTTAGCTACATCACTAGTAACGTGCAAGCTATTTATTCTTTCAGCCTGTACATCGTGACTAGGATCAAATGGAGGCTGAAGCTTATTCATGTCTGGATTTCTAGTAGCTGCTATTAATTGATCAACTTGAGATATCAATTTAGATACTTGGTCATCCCTTATTTTAAGAACCTGTTTAAGTTTTGTTATTTCATCTTGAAGCTTTAGAAAAGCAGTGCCATCAGATGCGTTTTCTAAATACGACTTAGCTATATTCACATATTCTTGCCCGCCCATCCCTATATTATCAACAGCATTGGCAGTTAATTTAGAGCACTGTTGAATTGTATATATACCATACCCCTTAAGATTCTCAGCTACAGCTGGATTATTAGGAAACAACAAATCTATAGGGGTCCCATCGGGAATTTGTGTTTCATTTTGAACAAATCTAGACCACTGTACGGGAAATCTATCTTTGTCCACGTCTAAAACAGGCCTATCTACTATATTTAATCTTTCCCCCGGCTCATGTATCCTGATAAAAATTTTGTTTTCAAAATGTCTGGCCCCGGCGCCAACTTCCATAGATTTAGCTGGATTTTCCACTGGCCTAGTATAAAAAACAACTACTTTTTGATTATCTTCGCCAAATCTAACAGTTCCGTAGTGAGACCCAGCCCAATTTACACCAGTCGGCTTAGCAAAATCACTCATTTTATTTTCCTAGGCTGCTTTCGTGTTTAGTTTCATGTGTTCTTGCATATTTCTACATACGTCAGCTATTAAACCTCCACCGTGGAATGTAGGTATAAAACATATATGAAAAACACTATAAAATCTTTCAAAATGAAAAGCCTGGGCTAAATGATAACCAGCACAATTATAGACTTTAGAGTCTTTATGCACATTTTGGTAGCTTCCTACTTTAATATCGTAAAAATTACCTAGCCCAGCAATTTCTGCTTTGTCACTAAAACCATACGCATGGTGTTCATTTTCTTCTCCCATGCAGCTATCAAACCCCCAAAAATGTATATTTGTATATCCGAGCATCATAGATATGCAGATAGACCTTAAACCAACTGTGCACCCCCCAGATATGCCTTGGTAAATAACTCCAACTTCACTATCTAATTTAGATACTTCTGCTGCTCTTTCGTCACTATGACAATGCCATAAATATACATTATAATTTTTTAAATAGTCAAAAACAACTTCATCACAAGATGACGCTACTAAATATGTAGTATCTTTGTGTGCTTTTTTGAGATAGTTAATCGTAACAGGGTCAGGGTCGCATATTGTACAGTAATCAGGTATAACTCCGCTATCTACTAGCCAATCATAAGACGACCCACAGGCTATTACGGGGTAACCAGATAATTTAAAATCTATAATCCTATCTAGTTCTAGCTTTATAGAAGGCCCCCCACCTATAAGAGCTATGGGGTTTTCATTGCCCTTTATCTTTTGAAAAGACTCCATTTCATGAAATCTTTTGAGTCCTCTTTTTACATTTTTTTTAACATTGTCCATAAATACGCTAACAGAGGTAGCTGTATAGCACTCTATTTTATTTATTCTAATATATTCTAGATCAGTAGGTGAAGTATTTACAGCTATATTTTCCATAAATACTTCACCATGACCCTGGTCAACACTAAATTACGCGCTATTAGACACAGAAATAAGGATACCCGGCATAATGTAACTAAACCCAACAATTTCACCAGCAGTACCGCTTGCGGTAACAGCAGCTTGTAACCCATTTAATCTCTCATTAGAGCCACCTGTAGGGGCAACCCTACCAGCAGTGCTGCATACATATAAAGCACTACCAGGAGCAACGGAGCCGTCTGTTGCTACATTAACTTTAGCGCCACCAATCACTTTCATGAGAGCGTAGAAAAATTGACTAGCATTTGCTACACCAAGTGGTGCAGTTCCTGCGCTAGTTTGTCCTGTTTGAAACTCCGCAATCCCAAAAGCATAGATACCAGAGGCTAAAATCGCAGTAGTGATGTTTCTAGCCTGTAAGTTTCTATCAATTGCAACCACATTAAAAGCAGTTACAGTAGCAGATGCTTGTACGTATGCCCATTCACTAGCGTTATTTCCCTGCACCCTTTCACCTAAATTGATAGGCTGCATAGGAACTTCAGGTAGCGCAGAAGCATCTACAGATATTGGAGTATTTAAATCTACTCCAATCTTTCCGTCCATTGGGAACCATTGAGTTCTAACTGTCATTGTAATATCTCCTACATGCTGTTACTGTTATATTCTTGAATTACGCGGAAATTAAACCCTGAAGAAAAGCGTTACTAATAGTCATATTTCCGGCCCATCCAAGAATCCTAACCATGGCGTCCTGGTTAATAGAAAACCTATCAGGATCAAGTGGAACCATGTTCCTTTGAGCATGTGGCCTAAAGTGAATATAATTAGTATTCAAGAAGTACATCGTATTAGTGGGGGCACCGCCAACAGAACTAGTACTAGTGCTTGTTTGGAATGGAATTGGATCACCAGAGAATCCCTGGAATCCACCATCTAAAACAACATCACTAGACATATATTTAAGTGATTCAAACCCTGCTTCCGCAAGATCAGGAGCACCCCCATCAGTAGTAATACGTTGAATAGCTTGGAGCGCTTGGAGATAAAACCTAAACATGTTGTTATCTGCAACAATAAGATCGGGTTTATCACGACCCCTTAAGAGTTGCACATACAACGTATCCATATACTGAAGAATATTAGCGGCATTAGCGGCTGCGCCACCACTAGTTGACGCACTAAATACAAGATTGCGCCAAAATGCCCATTGTGAACGATCAATACCACCAACCGTACCAGTAGAGGGGCTAGCAGCGACTAAAAGCTGCAATCCACTGATAGAACCACTAGTAGTTCCATCTCCGTAGATACCATTAGAAAGACCGTTCATAAAGGTCATTTCACCATTTTCTACACGACCTTCAAGAAGATCAATAATGGCTTCTTCGCCACTGTTCTGAATTTCTTCTAGGCCAGATATACTAACTGCGAGTGCGGCTTGACGAATAGGAAATTCAGCAGCGGTAAAGACCTGCGAAGGATTAATATTAATGGTCTGATAACCGCTGTACCAAGTGAACGTAGTATTATTCGCATAGTTTAGTTCTTGAACAATAGTACGTCCACCAGAGAAAGTCTTGATCCTTCCCTTGCGGTTTAGTCGAGCAAGCAGTGCATTGTTGCGAGATACGTTATCTTGCAAAATACCTGTTCTGTTACGAAGCGTAGTCGTAACAATTTCAGAAAGATTTGGAAAAGCCATTGATTAGCTCCATTAATAAATTAATTTCTAGCTTCCTGTATGGCGGACATAATACTGTCCCTAACGGAAGACTTATTAGATTTTCCACGAGTATTGGCTTGCTCAGAAATATCACCAGAAGGAGAAGATGGTTTTAACCCAACGCTAAGAGATTTCGCCTTATTTACTTTAGCCTTGTTTTCAACAACTTTCTGTTTTCTAGCAGCTTCTACATTAGCGAATTTATCGTTATCTCGCTCTTGTAAAACTTGCTCGCGTATTTCTGGATGTGTATAACAAGCAGATTCATACGCGGCATCTAAATCCAAGCTGCCATTAACTAGCGGTATAGAACCACCAGCTAATAAATTAAACATATGTTGTCTAACTTGGGAAAAATAAGGCTTATTCTTATAGGTTCCATCTTGCTGTAGACCAGCCCAATTACTTACAGATTGTTCAGCAGTCAATTCTCTTTGCCGTTGATGATTAGATCGTAAATCTGATACTTCAGAGTACATACTCTCAAGTGCAGTTACTAATCTAGGATCGACAGGTTGATATTGAGGCGAATCATCTTGGTAATTAGTTTTCTGATTTTGTCCTACTGCTCCATTCTGCTTCTGATTATTTCCAGAGTTTTCAACATACAAAGCTGGTAAATCAATTCCAAAGTCTTGTGCTAGTTGCTGAATTGCCTGATATTTATTGGGTCCAGCAAGCGCATTCATCCATTGAAACAATCTATCAACAGTCTGCGCCGGCGTCACACCTAGTTGTCTAATAGACCCCTGATACGGTGCAATGGCAGCATCAATATCTTTGTATTGAGCTACTTTACGTCCCAATTCAGCTTTTGTATCAGAAAGCTCTTTCTGAGACTTAGTGATATATTGCTGAGTACTAGAAGATAACTTAGCCCAGTCTTTTTGTACCTCTTTAGGAATAGTTGTAGGTACGACAACTTTAGCTTCTACTTCTTTTGATGCTTTTTCTTTAGCTTCTAGTTCTTTTGATGTTTTTTCTTTAGCTTCTACTTCTTTTGATGCTTTAGCTGATGCTTTTTCTTTAGAGTCTTTTACATCCGTTTTATCGTCTTTGATTTTTTCTTCTTCGTCTAATATAATTTTCTGTTCAGATTTATCATCTGAGTCATCTTGTTCTTTTGCGTCATCTTTTAATTCATCATCTATTACCGTATGCTCCTCAACGGCTGCTTTAATAGCATCCCTTACGGAGAGGGGCTGTTCCTCTTCGAGGTCTTCCTGCTCAGTCTCCTGACGATTCCGGGGATTCTTTGCCATGTCTTTCTCTATACATACTCAATGTTGATTGTCAATACTGTAACTAGTAGTTACACTTTCCTGCCGTTCTTAAGCTCCCAAATAGCTCTCTTTACATCATCGCGTCTTTCTCCTGTATTTAATTTTTTAACCCTCCGTTGTTTTAACAACGGTGCTGTATCATTACCAACTTCTATACAGCCTCTAGCTCTAGTCTCATCTCTAAATTTTTTCTTAGATGTGTAGTATTTATTATTAGCCATATGTCTAGTCGGATTCATTTCGTCTGAATTATAGTATATTTTAACAGCGGTATTACCTTTCATCATTTGAAGATGAGCAACTTTCACGTATTTATTAAAATAGTATTCTTCGCTTGTAATCAACTTGTCTTGTTTAATATCATATACAAAACTAGGCACTTGGATTACCTTTCTTATCTTTACGTGCTTTGTCTTTTTCTTTAATCTGTAACTTCATTTGATCCATTTTTTGGGTATGCTGCGCTTTTGCTTGTTTATTTTGTAACTGAGTTTGTTCCATAGTTTGTGCATGTTGTTTTTCCCCCTGTTCTAAAGTCTGTTGATGTTCAACTTGAGATTGATGCATCTGCATATTGGATTGTGTTAATTTTTGCTGGTTTTGTTGATGTGCAATCTGTGATTGCTGATTCATTTGCTGAGATTTAATATTAAGCTCACGCATGGAAATTTCATGCTTCATCTGCATCTCTTTAAGTTTTAATTGATGCTCTGCTTGAGCATGCTGCATTTCCATTTGGTTAAGTTGACCTTGCCTTTGATCCTCCATATGTTGTTTTTGTAAATCACGTTGATCGTTCATTTGTTGAGATTGCTGCTCCATTTTAATTTCTTGTTGCCTAGACTCCATTTCCATTTTTTGCTGTTGAATAGCAAGCATTGCTTTAGCTTGCTCCATCTGCATTTCTTGCTGTTCTGGAGAAGCTTGAGGATTCTTTATAGCATCTTTAGCCTTCTTATCCATTTGATTGACAAATAAATCAATAGAAGACTCTAAATCCCTACCTACTCTAAATTTACGAACTCCAAACTGTAAAAATCTACCAAATAACGGAGTAACTTCTGGCAATTCTTTGGCAACAGTAGACGCTTGAGTTAAAAATTGCATAGTAGCTGTAATAAATTCTACAGCATCTTGCCGCTCCTGAGCAGCATCCCCAAAAATAGTACTATCAGTTTCAATATCTATGCGATAACACCTAGGAACATCACTTCTTAATAATTTAATAGCCTTATCTAATTTAACTACTACCATTTCAGCGGGGTCAAACATCTGTTGAGCTAGCATGTTTTGCATATTTTGCAGCATATTATTAGGCTGTGTCATATTAGGTGCTTGGCCCCCTTGGAACGGCACCACGTTGCTCCCAGGAGGCCCCTGGGGCGCTTGGAGCTGGCCACCCCCACCCATGCTTGGAATCGTTGCTGGCAGGCTTCCTAGGGCTCCTTGCGGGCCTCCTGGTTGGGTGAGTTGTAGGGGCTGTGGTTGTTGTGGTTGTTGTGGTTGTTGTGGTTGTTGTGGTTGTTGTGGTTGTTGTGGTTGTTGTGGTTGTTGTGGTTGTTGTGGTTGTTGTGGTTGTTGTGGTTGCTGCCCACCAAACATACCAGCCAAGCCATTACCTTGCTGCTGATCATTCTTAGGTAATTTAGACTCAAATTCTTCCTTTAAAACTTCAGGCGATAATTCATCATCATACAAAATTCCACTTGATTCTATGAGAGTTTTAACACTGAAATGCTTTGCTGCAATCTCTGCAACGATTGCAACCGTATCTCTAGCAAATCGAGCTACTTCGTTTTGACGGTCAGATAATCTAGTCCCAGCATTGTTACTTTTAAGCCTGATTCCCCCAAGTGTTTCGCGACTATCCGTAGTTCCTCGGATAACGTCTGAAATTCCTGTAACAAGGTCTAAATCTTGCATTAATTGTTGACGAACTTGTTGTAAGGTTTGAATAACCTTCTGTATTTCGTCTATAGGAAGGAAACTTATCCCGCCCTTAACTCCGCCTTTTTCTGCATGAACAGCCCAACTATCTACAGGCAGTAGTTCGTTTTCTACACCTTCAGTAAGTAACCTCTTTAGTGGTGCATTAGACGAATCATATGTACCTGCAACCTTACAAGCTTTAGTTAAAAGAGCTAAACGTTGAGTAAGTTCATCTATTTGTATAGCTTGGTCTTGATACTCGTAATAATCAGGTACAGGTATTAAACTATTACTAGTAAGTGTAGAAAATAACGGAGGTGGCACAGGAAAAAATTTCTTTAATTTAAGATAATCATCTTTAACATCTGCTAAGAAATCGTACCCTGGTGACACCCAATAAATTTTTCTATCTGTTTTGTTCCAAATCTCATATATAGTTATACTTCTTTCATTAACATCCCTAAAAATAGGTGTATCGGTGTAAGATTGTCTATTACTAGATTGACCAAGGGGGGTAGTGTCCCCGCGCATATCGGAACCAATTTTATTTCCAAACCTTTGCTTAGCTTCTTTTTTAGATATATATACTCTTTTAGCTATAGCTTGAACCTCTTCCCAAGTTCTTACTTTAGATGGGAATACTAAGAAATCATGCCAATCTATATAATCTACAGGAGCTTGCTCAGATAACAATTGCTCTCCAGTATTTTCAAGTTTATTAGATTCTTCGCTGTCTTCGTCCTTACCATCTATCTCTGCTAGTTCATCTTCTACACCACTTTCAGTTGTTATAGGTAAACTATCTCCGCCACCTATCTCTGGCTCATATCTTACCCAAACAGTACCTCTCCCTGGCAAAAGATAATCCATAACTGCTTTATTTATGGCTTCGTGTAAACCATTTTCATCTAATTGATTTCTTGTTGTTCTCTCAAGTATTACAGAACTTAACCTTGCAACAGGATCACGCTGTAAAAATTTACGCTCTATTACTGGTATAGGTTTTTTACCATACAAAGCAGGTTTTAATATTTTAATATTGGTCCAAAGAACGTTTAACCTTCTTAAAGTACTTTCATCGGCTTTAGTGCGCTCATCTCTAAATCGCTTTACAACTTCATTACCTTTTTTTACCCAAGCTCTATTCTGTTTTTCAACAAACTCAATTTGTTCTTTCCAAAACGCAGCTAATTTACGAGATTGTTCGTTTTCACCTGGTTTTATATCAGATGAATCATTATTTTCTACTAGTTTTAAATTAGCTTTTTTTGTTTTAGCCATTTAATTTGCTTCTTCCGGCGTTTTTCGTCTAACAGTCACAGCGGGAGTTCTGCGGCGAACTTCTTCCCGCTGTCTTCGTAATCCTTCTGGGCCCAGTCTAGTTAAATACTCTCTTACTTCTTGCATAGGGGCTATATTAGTAAAATCTTCCCCCCTTGGGGATATTCTAATAGGGTGCGTAGGTTCTCTAGTACTGCCACCATATCCATATACTTTAGAGGCCATTACCCCTCTCCTTATACCATCCTCACGTATAAACGCCCTACGAACCCCGTCTGCATCATATTTAATTTTTGGTGTAAGTAAATCATTTAATCTTCTAGCTATTTGTGTGTAAGGAGTCCCCCTATCTCGTAAACTTACAATAAACTCAGAAACCAGTGGTTCTCTATACTGTAGTGGTCCTCCGTGTGTTCCACCTTTTAATTCTTGAGTTTGTAGTCCTCTTAGTCCTATATCTGGCTCGCCTAGAATTCTATTATACACTCGATCATCTATATTTGCTAAATGGTGGCCATGCATACGCCTTTGTGTAGGCGGCCCCGAAAAGAAATTAGTAAATACTCTTTGGCCTGCATCTCTTAATTCACTTGGCGTCACTTCTCTTTGTGTTCTTCTCATCCAATCCGGTGATATTCTATTTGGTGGACTAACGCCTAAATCAGATTCTGCAAATGAAAATCTTGTTTGCCGAGATGGTGGAAGACTTAGCGGTAAATCTAATTGTTCTGTAGATCGTACTCTCTGCACGGCTTCAGGCATATTAGTAGAATACCTGGGAGCCTTACTTGGAGAAATTAAAAATTGTCCAGACGGATCAGTAGATAATCTATGCCTAAGTGCGTCTATAAGTACATCTGCATCCCTATATGATTCACCACCTACGTTTCTAGTAAGCCCCTTATTTTCTATGTGGCGAGGGTTAGCTAAAATATCTCCAGTATCAAATCTTCTACCAATTTTAGTTCTATCTGGTATTCCTATGTGCCTATCTATTGGTACTCTAACATCTAAATTCCTAGTCAAAGGATTAGTAATACCAGCATGTCTGTCTATAATATTAATATATACACTTCCGCCTTTATCTTGTTTTATTGTATGAGGCACACCAGATTCAGTTAGCCAATTAGTCACTTTATCAATAGTATCACGTGCCTCCCTTGGTACTCTTACTCCTTTAGTTTGTAACTGACGCAAAGTATCAGTCATTTGATTACCGGGGCCCCTAGCACCAGGACCAAATCTATCCCCCCGCATTCTTGTTCGTGGGTCTAATTCCCCAAACCCACTTGTCGGCTCTAACCTACCACTTGCTACACGCTGTTCTGCCGAGCCCGGAACGGTGTGAGGCTTATGTTTACCTATTTGTAAATCCAGTTTATTTTCTAGTTCATTAAGTCTTCTCTCATACATCAACACATATCTATCTAACATCTCTCTTTGAGATAAAAATCTAGGGTCATTAGGAATTATTTTTAATCCGGTAGATATGTTTCTGTCTAAGGCTTGTATTTGTTCTCTTAATTTAGTTAAATATTGAATTTCTCTTTCTAAATTTTCAGGCTGCTGTCTTTGCCCCCAACCCCTAGGATTAGTTGGTATAATATTTCCAGCATTTGCGTTTATAATCTCATGACTAGACGCACCGCCACTAATCATTTCATCAAACTGTTGACGAGTTAGCGGTGGTAATTCTCTTTCAAACCTAGCTACGTTAATTCTATGAAAAGCATCGCTAGATGCAGGCGGAGGTACAGTTTCGCCGCTACCAGTAAACCTCCTATTTATTGGTAGCCTATCAAAATCAACCCTAGGCATTTCAGGAAGGTCTAGAGACCTACGTGCAACATTTAATGCATTAAACGCCTCATCTGCGCCTACATCTCGACCGCCTTGAAATACTCTAAATTGATGCTCGCTGCGCCTTTCTTGCTGTGTTAATCTACGAGAAAGAGCGTCGTTATATTCATTACCACGTATAATATTTCTATTACCAGGCTCACCTATTGTTACTGCGCCTCTGGCATTGGCTGCATGCTCATCAAATATATCGCCGGTACGCCTCCTAAATTCCCTTTCGGGGACTATTGTCCTAGCAACCCCCGGGGTATCTGTTAAATCTCTAATTGTTGGAGCTTCTCTTATTGTTGATTGAATTTCTGGTGTTTGCCTAAGCGCAGGTGATAATTCTATCCTAGGCTGTATTCTAGCTGTTCTAGATGTAGTGAGGGGAAATGCACGTCCCATTCCAAATCCCATACCAGATATTAAGCCTTCTAGCCTCTCATCTGGCGTAGCATCTTGCCTGGATGCTGTTTGTGTTGATTCAACTAATTGCTGGGGTATCCCCTGAATTACACCTAACAACCTATCTAATATATTATGCTGCCCTAAAGCTTCCCTAAGTGGTTCTTTACCTACTACATCACTTCCCCTCTGCAATATACGCCTGGGAATTAATCTATCCGCCCTGGGTCTTTCCCTAGGCGCAATAGGCGGTGGTAAAATTTGGCCACCTAAAGTTGGATCAACAATAGGTCTTCTAAATATAGAGGTATTAGGTGGTTCTTCTAAATCTTCGTAATAGCTCATCTACGTCCTAAAATTGCCTCTAATAACATTTCTATTGAATTTAATTCTCTGGATTGCCTTCTCCTTGGTAAATCTCTTGCATATCCACCAAAAGGATTAAGGAACCCAAGTGGATTTGTGTCCCCCGTTGCCATTCTTCTACGTTCTGCATCATCTATTCCACTTCCCGTAAGCCGCGTCATTATTCCGCCACCAGAATTAGAAAGCCAAGTGGGCAGATCACCTATAGCTTGTGGAGGAGGTTGCGGCGTGTTAATTGGTGCAGGGGGAGGTGTATTAATTGGTGCAGGGGGAGGTGTATTAATTGGTGGTGGTGGCGAAAATGGACCCACCCCAGCGGGCAGATCACCTAATGTACCTTGTCTCTGTATATCTTGCATTGGAGGCGGTGGTGATAGTACGTTAGGTGGAATTGTTGGTGTTGTTAAACCTCCTGCCGCTCCGGGGCCAGGAACTAACCCGCCCGATCCTGGCAATCCTCTAGGTCTTATTTGTGAAGGTAGTTGCGGTTGAAATTGAGAAGGCTGCGGCTGTGGTGTTTGTGGCTGTGGTGGCCTAATTACACCCATATTGGGACGCTGCCTAAATTGTCCTAACCTAGGATGCATAGCTTCTGGATAGATATCTCTGTAGAGTTCTCTTATCCAGTCTGGCTGTTCTTCAAACATTAGATTAACACCTTTAATTAATCCTAGCTTTATTAAAATTACTGTGAGTAACAATGCTATTTAAATCATCATGTATAGCTATAGATGAAATATTGATGCCAAATGTGTTGTCTTTCTTACGTAATAAATCTCTAACCATATTATCACTATATGATCTATGGTAGGGTCTACTCATGCAGGCGTATCTGATTTCATCAGGAGCGTGATCTTCGCCCTTTGTATCTACATCTTCAGGTTTATTTTCGTCATGTTGCATAGCTGGTAGTGTTCTTATAGCTTCAGGGCAGCTATCCATAAAATAAATCATCGGTCGACCATCTTCCCCCATTAATCGTTCACGCACTGCATCCCAGCCACCCATGGCGCCGCCCTTAGCAACACGGGAATTATCTGCTTTCCTGAAGTGTAGATGATAGGGATATTTTGACATTCTTTCTGTGATAGATGGCCCGCCATCTTCTTTAGTAGCGGATGGATCAATAACTCTGTAGGTAAGTCGTGCCCTACCGTTCTCATTTTTAGGCTCCGATTGCTCTCTCAAACATATACCTTCAGCTACTTTAGATGCGTCTAATTTGAGACCTACATTGGGAACGGTTAGCCCGTTTTTATCTTTCGGTGCTCCGTACCATTCTTTATACCTTACAATAGCCCCTCTAGGGAGTAGTAACCGCTTATTGTCGACCCAAGAATTGATTTCAGGAGTCATTCCATAAAATTTCTGATTATAGTCTATAAAATCAAACTCATCTGGAACAATAGCCCACCAGCCAACAGAAAAAGGTTTAGCGCTGCCCCAATCCATAGACATAAATCTAGTCCAACTGTCGGGGACCTTAAACGTTTTAATTACATGGTTAGCAGTATCCCATTCCTGGAAAAATGCACCAAGCATTACATTCCAATCGCCCATAAGCCAAGCACGAACAAGCTGCTCGTTGCCAGCCATGTACAGATTACCAATGTACTCATTAGTATAAGTATATTTATTATCCGTAACCTTTGAAGGTATAAAAATTCTCTCTTTTTTAATAGTTTCATTCGTGAATGGGTTTTTATACTCGGTTGGTAGTATTTTCATTCCAAGAGGCGCAGGGTCTATATATCGCTGCTTTATCCATAAATGCCCCGGACCACCAGGATTAGCAGTAGCAATAAACCTGGAAGACACATCAGGGTTACGTCCAAGAGTTGCAATAAGCTTTTTAATGGGGGCTTCATTTGGAAATGTTCCCATTTCTTCAACGTATACTCTAGTATAGCTGTGCCCCTGGTAACTCATAGCATCGGAATCATTCTCTAAATAAGCAAATGTAAGGCGAGCACCTCCAGGAAAACGCCACATTTTATCTACTTCATTAAACTTAGCCCCAAGAAGACTGTAGATAATCCTACTACGCTCAATAAGCTCACGGAGTTGTGTTCTTTCGCGCCTAACACATAAACCAATAGCAGCACTGCCATACATATCAGCATGAACGGCAAATTCACCCAATACTCCGTCTGATTTACCGCCGCCTCTCGCTCCGCCAAATAATGTCTCAAATACGGGGCAAGTAATGAGCCAACTCTGCGGCCCAGGTAACGGTTGCCACGCTATATTTAGTTTAGGTTTATCCATATTCTCTAATTAAAGCTGGATGGTGTCAAACCTTAATCCTCCGCATTGCAGGACGCTTACCATAACTATTGCCACTACGCACACCACCAAATCTATGCGCCGTACCTTTTACCAGAGATATTTCTCTGGGTGAAGCATTAGATTGTCCTTTAGTGATGTATTTATCTTCCCAACCACTTACAGGAGAACGCTTAGGCACACCTTTATTAAATTCGTAGTCTTTTTTAAACCGTGTTTCTTGCTCTTCGGCTGTGTAGGGCTCGCAAACAACAATAGTTGGGGGTGCTTCGTGGAGTTTTTTCTTTTTAGGCATTTTACACCTCAATATTAACGTTATAACTAATAAAAGTTATTTGAACTAAATCTAAGGCTTGTTGGGTAGACAACCCTATTTCTTTGGTTAATATATAAAATAAAGCATAAATATTCAACATATTTTAATCAATCTTCTTAGGGCCACTTGTATTACCAATACCAGATTTAAATCCTTTACAATCGTGGCCTATTCGGTTAGATGCATTCTGCATGCCTTTGGTTGAATCACCACTATTAGTTCCATGAGCGCTGCTCATCTTACCAGATGATCGCCTAGCGGGTGATTTGCCAGTAGGTAAACATTTGTAGCCTGGAAAGTTTTGAGCTTTTGCGTGTGAACGATTAGGCGCGGGGTTGCCGTAACCTTTACTGCCGTAAGCCATTTAAATTACCTCTTTTATAGGTTTAAATATTCCGCCATGTGCAGTACTGTGCCAAATATTTTTATTACATTCATATAATTGTTTACTTCTTTCATACTCTTCCTTAGTTTCTTCTTTAGATATCCACAAATCTTCTTGCTTAATAGGTCTTGGGGTGTGAGTAGAAGTAAATCCTGTCGTATTATTATCCATTCTCCTATCATCTAAAGCTTTAATAATTCTAGCTTTTTGTGCCTCTGGATCAATTTTATTGACTTGAACATATTTATTTTCTTCTAATCGTAGAAATAATGTATTATTTTTTGTTAAATTATTTACTAGCTCAGGTGCTCTACTTCTCAAAGTATTTCTAATTATTTCATCAAATCCAGGAGGCGCTGTTACTTTACCAAAAGTAAATCCAAAATCAACCGTAGCCACTATTTCAGCAGCTGCTTCTTTAATAAATATATATGGTACTACAGGCGCGACAGCCAATAGTGATAAAAATTTACGTCTAGATAACTCACTCATTTATGATCTCCTGGGAACACCAATCCCCATAACACAATGAACCAAGAGTTGATAGATTTAAGATAATTACTTGCCGACGCTGTTTCTTTTTTATAGAAATTCAGATAAATGTAGCGGGTTAGCCAATAAATCGGTTTCCAAAAGATAACTAGGAGTAAGCTAAACCAAATCATAGTGCCTTCTCCACTTTTAAGTCAGTTATCTTGTTGTAGTCATCCAGAGCTGTCTGCATTTTAGTGGCTAATCGATACGCTATTCCAGCTGATCTGAGACCTGTAGCTCGCAATCCTGCGTCTATTAAGCCTACATTGTTTTGTAGTTCTTCTATTGTAAACTCTATTTTTATTGTGTTAGTTGTATTTTCCATTACCTATAGTTCTTTTTAAAACGCTGTCGCTCCACATGGGAACCAGTATGTTGTTCCATTCATGTTAAATGATGCTCGATGGCCAAGATTAGTAGATGAATCAGCACCATTAGTAATTGCAGTTGCTGCGCTGGTGTTAGCTGTCGGAGTTTGATTAACTCTTACTGTAGTTGTTTGTAGTGTAACTCCGCCAGTACCCGCCGGTGTCAGCCTTAAATCTATGTTATCTGTCCCTGTTCCAGCTGTTTCAGCTGCCCATTCAAAATAACCTGCACCTGACTGTAACGCTTGCCGCTCATAATTAGACGCATCAGTAATGGTACGATATACCCTGAATGTTTGAGCAACTGTAGATAAACTTAGAGATAGTATTCCAGATGCTTCAGGTATTAAATCACTTGTAACCGCTCCACCCGTATCGGATGCAAATCTTATTCTAGCTCCATTTAATAGTGAATATGTACCCGTGTCTATTTGAGCATTCAAAGTAGACCCTCTACCTATTTGTATACTATTACCAAACGAAACCCACCCTCCATCTGCTATACCAGAAGTTATATTAACGATTGCTGACGCGTTATTAATATCTAAAAATTGCAATCCAGTTATTAGTGTTTTAGAGATTTTAAATTTATCAACACTGCCTACCTGTAAATTCATTAACAATGAATCAGCAGCCGATGCTGTATTTGTAACATTCATCTTTATAGCTGTGAATGTGGTGCCTCCAGCATTCCACGTATCAGCCATATTATAAATATTAGTGGGCATATTTATAGCTCTTTCCGTTCTGCACTTCGTGCAACATCTTCGATGTACCCATCACCACTTAGTTATACTCTACTAACTAAATATTCCCCAAACCTGTCTACAATAGGTACGTCGAACCTATCCAATATAGCATTAGAAGGCACAACGCTACCACCTGTACCCTTAGTCATCTTCCAAATATTGATTGCTATGCCAATAAAACTGTACAGAGTCATATCAAACCTACAAGAGATGATGCAGTTGTACTAGTGGAGTTAACTCTAATAGAAACCACAGGAAGAATACTGCCTTGTGGAACACCTATAAACTCTTGTACAGTACCCGCGGGGGTTACAAGTGTAATATTCCCCCCTACACCAACGTAAATCGCTCTAGCCATAGAATTAAAATTAACGGAGTTGGACGGTGATACACTAAATGTATCTAATGCAGGCGCTGTAAATGTCGGTGCCCCAAACGGCGTAGGACCTGTTACCGCTGCCATATCTATAGTTCTTTCCGTTCTGCGCTTCGCGCAACCACTTATATATACCTCTAATTTATTACTTCAATATCTTCAACTATTTTAATTTTACCGTTGCCACCCCCATTGATTAATTTCATTGGGGGCTCAAACTGCATAGTAGTTTTCAACCATGTTGTACTATCGTTTATTACTTTAGGCGCTACAACCACGAACCTATGTGTAATATCTTTCTTAACCTCGATGCTCTCTAACTTAGGCGATTGGTATGGAGCTAATTTAGATGCACACTCTATAGCTATGTTATTAAACTGGTTCATATCTTTGTGTAGAGCAACTAGCAAATCACCCCTTGATATGTTATTTTGTTCAACTACTTTAATTAAAAACAAAGCAATCTTTTCTGCTTTCTCGTGATAAAACACCATTTTATCATAAAGCACGTCTGTAGCTTTGTATTTAGATCGTATAGAATCTCTAAGGTTACGTTTTTTTAATCTCTTGTACATACATCTAACACAAAGTTAAGGGGCTGAGCTTCAGGTGTAGGTGCATCACGTCTACATGATCCTTCATGGCGGCGGACACTAAACGCTCGCGCCCAGCCCCGCATACAGTGTAGTATAGAGAATCCTCTTGTCAAGGGTGTAAGTATGAGTTACAATGCGGTAGCTAATGATATAGCTGATAATGGGGCAACAATGCTATACAATCGCATCCGCGCTTATGGAGCATCAAAAATGAAGGAGGAACATCAAAAATGAAGGATAATACCAAAATAATCATATGGTTCACAGCTGGTTTTTTAACAAGCACAGCGTTCTGGTTAACAATATGGCCGTGGTGAAATAAGAAAGATCACTAAATGTCTAAATCAACAGCAATATCCAAGCGATACCCTATATTTATAGACTTCTTTGATAAATTCGTTTCAAGAAAACAAGAAGAAATTAACAAATTAAAAGAGATGGAGTCTCTCTATTTAATAGCTAAAGAGGCTCTAGAGATGTATGATTACCCTAATGATATTAACATCAATAACCACATCACCAGCATTCAAATAGATATAATTCTTACAGAAGATAATCACTATAAAGATTTCCTGCCTCTAGTTAGCTGTATTACAAAGCTGCTATCAGACAAGTCTCTAAGAAATAATGAAGAGCCGTCTATCGGTCAATCAGATACTTTTATGTATTATTGGTATTGGGCTGTAGTAAATAAAAACAGTAATGTTGCTAATTTTAAAAATATAATTGTTAATCTCCACATTCCTATGAAAGGTACAAAATACTATAAAATAACAAGTAGATCAGAGACATACACAACTACAGTGTACGACGGATCGTGGATAGACAAATGAAAAAAACAGCTGTCAAAACACCTAGGAAATTCGTAGTTACTATAAACTGTGACTCAAAAACTGAATATAAATATTTATCTGTTTGCCTACATAATATGTTAGAAGACGCCATATTATATGGTAATACCTTGTTTGATTCAGCGAGCGTAGAAGTTAGCAAAGTAGAACCTAAGCGCAGGAGTAAATAATGTGCATAGTCAAACATAAAATTACAAATATGTACATATGCTACGACATTAATCTCAAAGAGCTTGGCTGGTGTAACAGCAAAGACGATGCTTTGAATTTCGATTCTGAAAACGATGCGCGGCAAACAGTGTTCTTTATGAAGGTGAGCATAGATGATGTGGAGGTAATAAAAATATGATATATGTGGCGCTGTACTTATATTTAGTTGGTGGGATTGCAATCATAATTGTTAATTACGGGGAGGAGGGCGCAGTAGATAATATTTTTTTGGCAGTGCTATGGCCTGTAGTACTTCCAATAGCAGTAATTTATTATTTGTGGGGTGGTAAGTGACTAAAATTGTGGTGCCTCCAAAAGAAATACTGGAGTATATTAGGGAGAATTATAGTTACGACACTCGGGGATGGATTAATGGGCCGCTGAAGGATAATATTGGAGAATTTAGTAAGAGACCCGATGGTAAAGTTATAAGAAGATTAAAAATTCAAAGAAAAAACTATAAAGTACACCACATTGTTTGGTTTCTATGTAAAAAACATTGGCCTACTTCTGAAATAGACCACATAGATAGGGATACTTTAAATAATAAAGTTGAAAATTTAAGAGATGTTGATAGTTTTACACAAAACCAAAATAAAGAAAACTACAAAGGATACAAAGGGTTCAGTGTTTTTTATGACCATAGCGAAGCTCACAGAAGAAAACAGCTGTGGAGAGTAAGAAATCAAAGCCAAGATATTTATCTTGGAAGATTTTACACCGAGGAAGAATGTTATAAAGTGATTGATAGATACTGGGAGGAAAGAGGGGAGGCTTTTAAATGGGTAGGGGGGGTTTATTTTCAGGATTTAGGGGGGAATGTTTGGGGGTAACTTGGAAAAGTGGGGAAATCTAGGTTCCGTGCACGGGGGGGCGTGGGGGGGCGTGGGGCATAGGACTTTTTTCTAGCAAATTTTCCTCCTTGCATACACAATAGTTGCAGAATTACAACGAACAAACCATACACATACACAGAACTGTTGCACAACTGCAACCAACTTGAACAATCACAACGTTCATTAAACGTGTCAAGTATAATATATGTCAAATCACATTATTGTGATCTTGCAGAATTTAAACAATGCAGTCAAGTTGTATATACAACTTAATATAGCGGCGCAGCTGAATTGCTGCGATTATTTGTATCAGCACCAACGATTTGTGTGAACATAAATCCAGCCATCTACATTATCAATCAATTCATTAAGCTCCTCAAGCGTTAGCTCAGTCTCTACAGTGTAGCGGCCTGTCCAGAATGATATCCACTTGACCATGTACATGTGGCGCTCCCTTGATCTACCAAGCTACACAATATCACAGCTGCAAATAATTGCAACAATAATCGTGTTGTGCTGTAGCTACAAACTATGTCAAATCACAATATTGTGATGCTTTCCATAACATATGTTATGCGAATACGCGTGGCGTATAGCCGCATAATGATGCTGCTTGACAACGCTTGTTGATACAAGTGGGGCGCCGTGAGGCAGAGTTGTAGCTACAGTACAAAAATCAGAGTTATGACATAAATAGCTTAACAAAGTGACAATGAATTAGAATAATATAAACGTTCTAGGTTTGTTCTGTTACGTTATAACATTCTTGTGCAGTGCGAAATCGTCACCACTACTATGCTCAAACATACACCATAAGCGGCAGCTGGTTTTGACACTTATGTATAGTTATGTATACTTACTCCTTAAAGTATGTAAATTGTATATAGTATAAGAAGGGGGGGTGTGGGGAGAGGAGAATAGGGCAAACCATACACAACCCTACACGGACCACGCTAACCCTTTGATCCGCCTCAACAATTCGTCTCAATCAACTATACACCGTACTATACACACTATACACAAAAAACACCGTTCAGTGTTAACCTTTATCACATTCCCGTGATCGTCTTGTAGGACACATCCGTACACTTCCTATCCCCCTCTTAGCTATTTTCCGCGCCACACAACACATTTATCTTTACCCCAGCGCAATTCCGTGCTATAGTCTCTCATCAACAAATCAACCCTTGGAGGGCCACAGCAATGTCTGACAACAACATGTCACCAATTAACTCAAATTACATCCGCAATGAATACGAATGGGACTATATGGCGGATGTAAAGTGGGACGTTATCCGCAACAATCTTGCTTGTGCTCGCCGGGTTGTAAGTTTTCCTGAGATGTTCCCAAACGCTGATTTTGAATATCTACACAATCAAATCATTGAATTTGAATTGTTTTTATTGACTAACGGCAAGTAAAGGAGTCACAATCGTTTTAACCTTTGAAGAGGAGCACGAGGCATCACAATGAACACCAACCAACACGCAATCAAAGCAAAGCTAAAAGCTCTACTATCCATGACGACCGATTAACGGTTGCACAGAAGATGAAGCCATGTCCGCCGCAAAATGCATACAATGCCGGGCAGTCGGCCGGAGCATCTATCAATTTGGGGCAGGCCTCAATAAACACGGAGCGTGAACTAATACTTTAGTTGTTTAGTTAAATACCCACAATTAATACTTTATTAATTCTTATCGTATATGTTTCTCTTTGAGACTAACTCTACGGAGGCAACAATGACCACTAAAATCCTAACCTTCAAAACTTTGAAGGGCTTGGGCGCATGCAAAGATCAGCTGCTTAGATTTAAGCAGCTTTTCGGCGATAAAGTAAATGTAACTGCTGAACTCTGCAACAAACACTGCAACGAATTTGATTGGAATTGGGCTGCTGAAAGTTTGTTGCACGCTCCAGCTTTGACAGAATACCATCGCATCCACGATACGGCTTTGACGAAATATGATCGCATCTGCGCTACGGCTTTGGCGGAATACAAGAGCATCTGCGCTCCGGCTTGGGAGAAATACAAGCGCATCTGCGACCCAGCTTTGGCAGAATACAAGCGCATCCGCGCTCCGGCTCTGGCAGAATACCATCGCATCCGCGATACGGCTTGGGCAGAATACAATCGCATCCGCGATACGACTCTTGCAAAATATAATCGCGTCTTCGCTACGGCTTGGGCAGAATTGTATATTAACAACTGAGAAATGCAATGCGCACCTCCGCCAAACCAAACGCCAAACTAGGCCAATCCGCTGCATCTATGTACCGTTGCAGCGTTAGATCAGCCGCTAGTGACATTGAGGCTCTTGTTGACGCCTATGGTGTGCATGCTATAATACAGATCGCCAATATGGTCGAGCAGGAAATTGCCGTGCATGGTGACTCCATTCACAATTGGCAATACAATATATGGTTAAACCAACAACCATTACCAATTATTCGCAAACAAAACAGGCCGGAGAATAAACGAGGTCGGAGAAATAAAGAGACTGTAGGTGTATGACAGAAAGAAGTCAAAAAAGGAAACCGACAATGACCGCTAAAATCCTAACCTTCAAAACTTTGAAGGGCTTGGGCGCATGCAAAGATCAGCTGCTTAGATTTAAGCAGCTTTTCGGCGATAAAGTAAATGTAACTGCTGAACTCTGCAACAAACACTGCGACGAATTTGATTGGAATTGGGCTGCTGAAAATTTGTTACCAGCCACGGCTTGGGCGGAATACGATAGCATCTGCGCTCCGGCTTTGGCAGAATACCATCGCATCTGCGCTCCGGCTTTGGCGGAATACGATAGCATCCGCGCTACGGCTTTGGCAGAATACAAGCGCATCGCTCCGGCTTTGGCAGAATACAAGCGCATCGCTCCGGCTTTGGCAGAATACCATCGCATCTGCGCTCCGGCTTTGGCAGAATACGATAGCACCTGCGCTCCGGCTTTGGCAGAATACCATCGCATCTGCGCTCCGGCTTTGGCAGAATTGTATATCAATACTTAAATGGTGGAGAAAACGTAACACCTCAATGTCACTGTCTAAAAACCTGAAAAAGCTTTAGCACTCCGTTGGAAAGAGGGGCGGATGCCGAAACACAGCATCATTCGCGCAGCCATTAGCCACGAACTCTATCACCAAGTAAGGAAAGCCATGCGCCGCTTAATAGACCGCAACAAAAAAACCCGCACCATTGATGCAGAGTGGCGCGAGGTTCATAATTATGATCGCGTTTGGAACAAACCTAAAAACTATTACTCTATTAAAGCATTTATGGATACTTACCATCAACCCGAGGAACTTTCAATGGGTAGGAAATTATTTGGAATAGCCGTATTATCAGCTACATTTCTATTTTTGGGGTACGGCTGTAGCTTACTTGTACGGCCAGCAGATAGGCAGCTGCAGGCAGATGAATATGTAGCTAAGCAAATAGCTGCTGAGCAGTCTTGTGAAATCATTAAACTAAACAACCAATTAAAAAACAAGAACATGCCTTGGGATTTGGTTGCTTGTGCACAGAAAGCTAGATGAAAAACTATGAAAATTTTACGAAAAGCTGTTGGAAGATACAGAATGTGGAATGGCTGGTGTCCAGAATGTAACTCAGATGCCCCATACGTAGATATTTGTAAGGTTTGTTATGGGTTACACCATAGCGGCAAACGAGTTAAAATACACGATCCAAAAATTATATGGGAAAATTTTCAACGTAAGTTAATTTAATTATTTTTTATACCTTTACTTGTAACTACAACTCTTACACCACAAAATAATGAAGTCGCAGCAACCAGGGGGCTAATTGCTGCGACTTCACGGGGCAGACGCTAACGGGTAGCGTCATTTGATAATGTACTTCTCCATTTGTTTGCTGTCAAGCGTTTTCATCCAATTGGGTCTGCGGCCTCTTCCTGTCCAGGTGTGATCACCGTTGCGGTACTTGACTGCTACCGGCTTGCGAGCCTTGGCGAACACTTCCTTGGGGTCAAAACCGAGCTTCTCGGCCTTGGTAATCAACTCGGCTCGCAGATCGTCGCGAGCCTTGGCGCGCTTGGTTTCCACAATCGTCTTGATAAGCGCAGCTGTGATTTCCAGGTCGGCGATGCTCATCTTTTCCAGATCGGCTTGCTTCATCGTCTCATCCCTTGTGTTTGGTGCTTGCGACTTTGATTTGAGTAGTGTATTGTAGTTTTGCATCAAACGCAAGAGGATAAATCAAGATGACAAAAGAAACTTTAGCTGTTGTAGCTATTAGCTGTTCAGGCTTTCGAACCTTGGCTGAGCACACGAGTTTGTGGTTGACAGCGCGAAGTAGCTGTGCTAATCTAACAATCGGAAGCTCTGGCAAGATGCCGAGGCTGAAAGCTACAAATCACTTGCCTCTGCAAAGGAAAAAGCCGGTAGGGATGCAAACTATCGGCCAGCAAACAGCGCAAACCTTGGGTCAAACCAGTTAGGCGCTGGCCATTGTTTTCAGAATGAAAAAAGAAATCCCGGGAAATTAGAGATTTAAAAAATGTCAAAACCAACCGAGGGAAACTGGGGAACCTGGAATAAAGACCAGCGATACGGTTTCATAGAGAATTTGTTAAGTAACACCTTTTATGATAGTCGCTGGGATTCTTTTTCAGAAAATATTAAAAATTTACATCGAAAACATGAGTACGAAAGATTAGATAGATTATTTTCCGGTACTCATGTTATACACGATGAACCTCTTTAATATTGACTTTTGACAATCTGCCATTTAATAGCTCTATCCCACTTAAATTTTCCAAACATTTTATCCCAGTTCTCTCTCATTGCATTTAGTTCTGGAAAAACCCAAACTATACCTGTATTGATTCGGCGCTTCTCAGCGCCTAATTTTTTAACTAGGTCCGCTTTTTTATTCATAGAAATGTTTTTTGTGTTGGTCTCTGTCTCATGTAAATAATTATAAAAACCAGTTGCGGAAATTTCATATTCACCGTCTGCGCTTAAAATGCCTGGAAAAATACCATCGTCTAGGATGGAAAAAATAGCCGATTGTAAATTTGTCTTAGTCAATTTAATTTGTGCAATTAATTCTTCTGTGTTTGGTACATCTCTTATTGGATGCCAATCATACAGATTCATGTTCAATAAATCATAAAGCATTGCTTCACAGCCACCATGATTCATTTCAGCAAATAATCTACTAAAATATAAATCTCTAAGTAAATTATTTGCTTGACCTTTAGCATATTTATTATCTACTGCGTTAATAAAATATCTTCTAGTGTCGTCTCCGGCTGGAATAACCCATTCGGAATTAGTAGACTGTGCTATATGTAACCTATTGGCCCCTTTAATAGCTTCTTTGTACAGATGCCTATAGGTTAAAAATTCTTGAGTTATTAATTCCTTCATAACTCCTTCTACTTCTCTATCCCCTGGGTAATAAGCTTCGTCTGCAAATAAAAATACAAGCCTGTATAGGTGCCCATTATACTTACCAGTTAATAATTCTCTATTGGAAATATTCATTGAGTGTTGTCCAAATATTTTACAGAAATAGTCAAATATAAAGCCTTTACCGGCCCCTTGTTTACCTTTGAATATAATACTAACTTGTGGACGTTCTGCTGGATTCTGTAAGCACCAAGCTAACCATTTGATTACGTAGTTAAATTTCTCAGGATTACTATTACATTGTATTTTATAGATATGTTTAAGTGTCCATTTCCAACCATTATTTTTTTGCTTTGGTGTAACTGCGAACCCTTCCCATAAATTTAAGCAGCCATTATGTTCTTTTGGCGCAGATGGGTCAAATATAATTGTCTTGTACTGTTTACGATCTGTGTGGTGTAGCCACCATTTACCGAGAGCTACTTGTGATTTACCTTCCTGAACTGTTTCATTGCAATATCTAGTAAGTATGCTTTCAGGAGTGACAAACTCCAATATTTCATCTTTAACTGTTTCGTTATACACATAACTAGCCACCATAGGTTTACCACCTATAGATTCTATAAAAGCATGTTTGTTGTTCATTTTAGTTAAAAGTGGGTGCTGCGTTGTATATTTATCACTATCCTCTATATTACTTTCAATATATTTTTTTAAGTCTACTATATTGTCAGGAATATCACTCATTTAACTTTATCCCCGCGTCCCATGAGAACGTCGTTCCAATCGGCTAATTTACCGTTGGAAAGCTTACGCTTGGGTGGAAAAATGATTTTTACACTGTTACTTTGTTTTTTATATCTATCGACAGCTTTAAGAGTATTAATTTTGCCAGCTTCGTCAGGATCAGGAAAAAGTGTTATATCGTAACCACTTAAATTGAGAGTAGAAAAATTATTACTGTTAATAGTACTAACGACAGATAAGCGCCCAAGATTACGAATGGATAGTGCATTTTCTGGGCCTTCGACGATACTGAGTTGTGCGCAAGGTTTACCAAACCAAATAGCACAGCCACTAATACTACCCAAAGCAGCTTTAGGAGTAGTAACATCTAGTTTTTCACCCTTTTGGCTTAGGTATATTCGATGTATAGCTGTTATCGGTCCGTCGTGAGTTTCGCTAACTCTAAAAATTAAAGCTGGAACGGTTTGCCCCAGCTCTTTATTATACAGCTTACTTATAAATTTAACGTTTGGTTCGTCTTTAATAAATATATTTCTCGATCTTAAATAGCTATCTCCTATTGTGCCTTCAAATGGTTGTGCTAATTTCCAAGTTTTTTCTACTATTTGTAGTATTTTTAGTTTTTGTTCTTGTTGTTTATGTTCCCGTATTAAATGGGCATCTCTAGCTGGTTTAATGAATTCACCTCCATTCTTTTTGATGTTAGAGAGTTGAGATTGTAAAATTCTAGCTGCATCGCTATATGTTGAACATCCATTGAGTCTTTGACATAGACTGATAATATCAAATCCCCAGCTGATTTCCTTGTTTGCCCCCAGGCCTGAAAAATCTTCTCTCGTGAACCCTGGTCCAAAGCTAGAAAATTCAAACTTTGTATAATTTGAGCCTGTAAAATCTGCGCCTCTTCCTTTTGAAGTGTTAAATCTGCACGCTCCATGGTTTGTATCTCCTCGGGTTGGGTTAATAAAATCATATTCACTATCGTTTATTTTTGTGTATTGGAGGCTCCATGAATCAAAAAGAGCTTCGATATTGGCAAGCGCCAGCTCTTTAAGCTGAGCATATCTAGACATTGTGCCTCGTGGTGCCTTATTATACTAGCCATAGTGTTTGTAACATAATCGCACAGTTGTATGGGGCTTGTCAAGATAGGGCTTGCCGCGGCGGCTTAGGTATGTATAATGGTTAGAGTGGTCAATGAGGGGAGAAATAAATGAAACTGGTTCCATTCTACGAATGCGCAGTGTCAGCAAATGAGCAAGTAGAAAATGGAGCAACCATTTACCAAAAATTCTGGTGTGAAAATTGTAAAGCTGCTCAGCATATAGAAAACCCTAACGCTTTCTATTTACTTGGGAAGTGTGAAAAATGCAACCATATAACAAACCTAGAAATGGTTGGTTGTAACTATATGTTGGTGGTTGAAGGCAGTAAGGCCTTAAGCTACTTGGAAAAACAAATTAAAAACAACGTTCAAGAGGTTTAATAAAGGAGACAAATATGAAAAAAGTCAACATTAAGGATTTAAAAGTAGGTGATAAGCTAAAAGCGGATGGTGGGTTTACCTGCTTAAAAAATGGAGAAGTAGTGCAAGTGGCTAAAGACCACGATGGCCTGTTTATCCCTTGTGACGAAGGAACACATACGCTTGTGGGTCAGGTAGACGATAATGGAAACTTAGTGGGTCTTGAAAAAGTAGAATAGGTTTGACAAAGCAGCCTATCTGTACTATGTTTCGAGCACGTAGGATTTTTGCCTCGCCTACGTTCTTACCTTCAAGGTTGCAGTGATCGCGATTCTCCCCCTGCGAACCTGCGATAGCCTCACAGAGGCGTAGCCTTGAAGGCCACTGGCCCTAGGTTCCTCTGGACACGGACCCCAGACGGTGACCTAGGGCCTTTTTTCTTGACGCCTAGGGGCCTTCTGCGGCAAGGTGTGAGTTCGGCTCCTTTTCCTCCCAAGGGTGTAGGAGCCGAGCGGCTCAGAGGGCTAATGGTCACCCCCCGCGCCCTCTGAGCCGTTTCAAAATAAAAAATAAAATATAAAAAGAGGCATACAACATGACGGCTATGAATTTCTACAGCGCTAGAAGTGTATCTTCTGCGCATGATGAATCTTATATGAAAGAGTTACAATATTTTGACAGGTTACACGCTGAAAAATACAGAGATACAAACCAAACAAAGCAGCAACACTGTGAACGATTATCAACTAATTTAGCGTCTGATAGTGAACATAAAAATAAACTATATGAAATACTGTACTACAACAGATTTCTTCCAGCAGGTAGGGTTCAAGCGGCACTAGGAGCAACGGAACGTGAAGTATCTCCTTTTAATTGTTCTGTATCTCAAACTATTGAAGATAGTATGGAGTCTATTATGGTGGCACTTTCAAATGCTGCAAAAATACTCCGTCTCGGTACAGGAATTGGGTATAACTTTAGTCATCTCAGACCCCAAGGTGCCGAGATCAGAAAACTTAAAACTCAGTCATCCGGCCCATTAAGCTTTATGAAAATATTCGACGTTATGGCCAGCACCATAGCCAGTTCTGGTCATCGTCGTGGCGCACAGATGGGAATAATGAATGTCGACCACCTAGACATTGAGGAGTTTATTGACGCAAAAATGGAAAAAGGAGCCTACAGACAATTTAATTTATCAGTTGGCATCTCCGATAAATTCATGGATTGCGTTAAGGAAAATGCTGAATGGCCATTGTCTTTCAATGGGGGAATTACGAACATTACATCAGCTAGATTACTATGGAGGAAAATCATTAACAATGCGTATGAAAGCGCCGAACCTGGAATAATATTTATTGATCGGCTAAATGATAAAAATAACCTTTGGTACTGCGAGGAAATAGAGGCAACTAATCCTTGCAGCGAACAGCCTTTGCCACCATACGGGTTATGCACACTTGGATCGTTTAATTTAGTTGCGTACTTGTATAAACAAGATAGAAAATTTCAATTTAACTTTGCTCAATTTTATTCTGATATTTACAGAATAGTTGAGGCCTATGATAATATATTCGACGATGCTGTGTATGCTATTCCAGAACATGAAGTCGAAGCAAAATCTAAACGAAGAATGGGCTTGGGTTTGACTGGAATAGCAAACGCTATTGAATTAATGAATGGTGAACCGTCTTATGGAGACTTTAATTTTTGTGGTTGGCTAGGACACATAGCTAGGGAGCTATGTGTAACTGCATATGATGCCAGCGTAGAATTGGCAAAGAAACGCGGTAGTTTTCCTTTATATGATACTGATAAGTATCTATCTTCTAATTTTATAAAAATTCTACCAGTAGAACTACAAAATAAAATAAATCGGTTTGGCATTCGCAACTCACATCTAATCAGCTACGCTCCATGTGGCACTATATCCCAAACAGCTTGGAATGTTAGCTCAGGTGTTGAACCTGTTTTTCACCATCAAATAGAACGTGACGTTTACATGAAGGATGGAAAAGAAACTATAACTATTACTGATTTTGCCTATAGAGAACACGGCTTCAAAGGAAAAACCCTTGAAGAATGCTCAATACAGGATCATTTAAATGTTGCTGAGATATGCCAAAAGTATTGTGATAGCGCAGTATCTAAAACAGTAAATGTAGCTAGTAATTGCAGCTACGATGAGTACGAGCAAATATACAGGAAAGCATACGACTTAGGGCTGAAGGGGATAACTGTTTACAGGCCTACAGAGCTTAGGGGGGTTGTAATAAAAAAAGCTGAGCCGGAACAGTTTGAGTTGCCGTTCCCCAGCTATAATCACAACCCTAATTTAAGCTGTGCTAATGGTACATGTGACCGTTAAAACAACAACCCCTCCGACGTGTTTCCTAGGACACGGGAGGGGTTGTTACGAAGGAGATTTTGACAATGAACAGAAACACACTAAAAGTGACAGCACACCTAGGAGACTGCCAAGAATGTACTCTACTGCAACACTAGTATATGTCAAGTTGTTTCACGTACAACACTGATCACAAAATCGTGATTGACGTCAACTGATTGAGTGTGGTAGTGTAGATGTATGCCTGAAAGCAAAATTACAACCCATTCCAATGCTGTAGAGCATCTATCTGCTTTCGCTAAAGATACTATTATTCGTTTTGACTTAGTAGATAAAAACAACATAGCTGTTCTTCTCGATGAATTTAGAAAACTTAAACTTGTCAACGATGCTCTAGAAGCATCAATTAAACTCCTAAAAGAGATAGAGACTAATCTATCCTACAGTATAATCCCCGATACTCTTGAAAATCTAGGTATGGACTCTGTAAAGTCTAAGGGGTATTTATACTCCCTTGGAGTGAGAGTAAATGCGTCTATACCTTTAGATCAGCAGGAAAAAGGATTTGAATGGTTGAAAACTAATGGGTTATCAGCAATTATAAAAGAAACAGTAAATGCTAAAACTTTATCTGCATCAATTAAAAGTTATACAGATATAGAAGGAAAACAGCCGCCTGAAGATGCAATAAAGATACACCGTCAGCGGTATATATCGGTGAGGAAAGCATGAGTGAAGTACAACCAGAGCTTTTAAATAGAGCAAAACTGCCACTAATAAAATCATGAACCTACTAGAACTATCTAATGATAAAGAATGTCTCGATTTTGCGCAGTGGTTTAGCGAAGCCTCTTTTGGGGATAACTATATCTATACTGTGGATGTATCTTTTTTTGAGCCTAAATCTTCTGTAAAGAAACTAGCATGGGAGTATGCCATCGATGGAAAAATATACATTACTCAAAAGAGGCTAGGTGATGGGCTGTACATGTATTTAGCTTTAAAAGCCAAACACAAACTTACGAAGCTCGTCCCCTGGGATTACTGGTATGAAAATCCACGTAAAATATATATGAAACGACAAAAAAAGGAGGCGGAGAATTGAGTAAAGAGGCAATACGCGGAGAAACGGGAATAATCTTTAGAGGGCAATGGAATTGGAGGAATTGTATAGGAGAAATAAAAGATTGGAACTTAGATAAAATAAAGCCAAAGAGCGCAGAAGCTCTTTACAATGCATGCACTGCTGTATTCAACTCTAGAAAACTACGCCCCAATGATTGGGGTAAAGTGGAGTAAGCGATGAGAAAAAAAAGACGAAAAGGCAAAGGCGTAGAAAACCCGGCTTTGGTAGAATACGATCGCATCTGCGATCCGGCTTGGGTAGAATACAATCGCGTCATCGCTACGGCTTTGGCAGAATACAATCGCGTCATCGCTACGGCTTTGGCAGAATACAATCGCAGATGCGCTACGGCTTGGGTAGAATACAGTCGCATCCGCGATTCGGCTTGGGTAGAATACAGTCGCATCCGCGATTCGGCTTGGGCAGAAT